TCTAAATCAAGGCATAAAGCAAAAAGCAGTGGGACCCCTTTTGTTATATTTTAGGGGGTGGGGTGGGTAATGTATGGTTATTGGTCTACGGTTCGGGACCCCTGGGCCGGACGCGAAGCGTCCGGCCCATGTTTATTTATTTAGTCTAGCAAGACCATATAAGCTTTGGCATTGTTTTTCATAAACCAATTTAATCGGTTACGCATTAATTGCCAATACTTACTAGCACCTGTACCTAGTAATTTATCTTCAGCAGTGGCGAGAGCTTCATAGTAGAATATTTCATCGTGTTTTCTCGCCTCCTCCTTTGTTAGTTCAATAGACTCGCCTGTGAATCTATTTCGTCTTGTGTAGTCGTTATTATCTTTCTGTGTTTCCATGGTCCCAGGTTATCCTACATTGCTTTCGTTGTCAATCTTATTTATTATCGTCCGTGTATAACTTCCCCAACGACCATGCTCAGTTTCTTTTTTGGGGTCCTCGATGGGTGTTTCGAGTGGCTCGGTCCTTGGCGCTATCCGGATAATTTGCTCAGCATATTTATTTGCAAATTCAGCATAACAACCTTGACTACAAAACCAATTATAAAAACTAGTTCCAAGTCTATAACCTGAGTGTTGTTTTACCTTTCTAGTTCTTAGAACCTTAGAACCTTTGGTCCCTCGCACCCTATCTGTTGTAACATAGGTATGGCAGTTCGGACCATGGCACCAAACAAAGTCGCTCATAAAATCCTTTCTGCTTTTTTATTTAAAGCTTTTATTTTTTGGTTGACCTCGTAAAGTTTTTGTTCGTAATGGCTAATCATAGCAGTTGATACTATGAAACCAATAGTACCTAGGGCAAATAGCCCTAGACCTATATACAATAATGTATTCATGTTCTTATCCTCGCTTGTCCTGTTGCCATTCTCCAACCCTCGTTATCTAAATCCCAATACACTAAACATGGTGTACCATTTTTAGATACAAAAGATTTTCCTTTCGTTCCGTCTGGTTTATCGTACTGACCTTTCCTAGTGATAAACTTTCTGTGTTTCTTTGCGTAGTAAGTTATATAAAACATTTTCGTCCTTTCTGTTATGGGATTATCTTATAGGATAATCCCATAATTGTCAATCCCTAATTTAATTGAGATTGTTCGTATTGTTTTCTCAAAGCGATCTTTTGTTCTCGCGTTTGAGTTTTATTTTTCATACCTTTAATCAAGTTTGCAAGGTTGCTAGGATTATAGATTGTAAGACCAGTAGAGTTAGTTCTAACTAATTCTGCCTCGTCTAATTCTATGCCAAGTTCTTTTGCTAACTCGATACCCTCGCTTAAATATCTGTATGCTTTCAAACCAATCTTTAACTGATCTGTTTGTTTGCCAATACTATCTATCCAAGTTTGGTGTGTGGAAACAACTTTTGCTTTTGCCTCTCGCCATGCTAAAAAGATATTGTACTCATCTTTAGTACAAGCGATTGCTCTTGAACGACAGTGAGAAGTTCCAATGACATCAAGTTTGTATTGGTCGTCAAACTTTCCTGTCATGCCTGTTCCATTATCATTGGAGTAATGACCTTTACCTAGAAACTTGTTACAAGCGTCTATGTGTTTGGTCTTATGTGGGTTGTTATCTTTACCTGATTGCTGAGCAATAATATCAGGATTGCAACCATTCTCTTTTAACTCCTCACGATAATAGGCATGAGCAAAGTGATCTGTATCTTCACTATGTCCGTATTCACTACCATTGAGATTGCCATACAAACTAAAATCAAAGTGTGATTTAGTTTCTTTATCCTCATCATCTTCGTCTTTATCTGTGTAAGCAAAGTAGAAACATTTATCTTTTGCAACTACATCACAGGGGTCGCCATACTTCTTTTTAAA